TTCTAACTTACAAGTTTACCTGTACTTAACAGGTACAAAATTTTTACTAGGCATAGATTATCTTGTAAGTCCTAGATTAAGTTAAGTTGACTTCTCGTCTTTTTTAATACAATGCCTTGCGCTCTATTGACTTTTTTCATTTTGACTTGGTCTGCCTTAGATTAACCTTTCTTAAAAGTCCGCCTGTACTTAACAGGCAACAATATTTAGCTAGGCATCTTCGGTGTAAGTCCTAGATTGGGTTATTATAATTTGCCTTTCATTGGGTTGTATTCCCTTAATTTAATCTACGTTTTTATCCCATCACTTAGATTTTTATGCTTTAACACCCCTTTCATTCAGTTGGCTTTCATTATTTTATTTTCCCATCACTTACAAGTCCGCCTGTACTTTAACAGGTTATTACATAACTTTATTTCTTATTATGCAAGAATTACCAATCCTGTCTATTGACTACCAAAAAATACGCAAAGGTGACGTATTTACTCAAGAGCAAGTCCTTCATCATTTTAAATACAATTTATTAGGTGAAGAAGAATATAATAAACGTGTTGATAAATACCACACGAAAGAATATGTTTCTCATCCTGACGAATTTGCTCACTCAGAAGTAACTAAAGCTATTGAAACTAACTGCAAAGAACTTGGCTATCCTGTAGTTGTTAAAAGAAAGAAAAAACAAATACTAATTCTTGAAGACAAAGAAGCTGTAGAGTATTTATCAAATAGAGCCGAATCAGCTTTATATAATTTTAAGAAAAAAGTACATAGGTTACACGTTGATATAGATGAAGAGAAATTATCTGAATTTGATAAAAAACAATTTGAACATAAAAAAAATTACTATACTCTTGTTCAAGGTCATATCATGCAAGGTCAAAAATCCTTAAAAGAGATGCGAAAAAGAAAACAATTAGAAGGTAATTAATTATGGGGCTGTGAAGACTTTTTAAGAGTTTTGGCTTCATGTAAGACCCCTCACTTTTAGTAGATTTTAAGCCAAATTAAGCTAAAATAGAATGAAATTATCCTTATCTATGCCTTTAACATTTAACAGCAAACAAATTGATAAAGTTGTCTCGATTGATGATGTCGGGTCTTTATCTAATCCAGAAGTTTTGTTGTTAAAAGATGAGCTAATGACAGCCATTAAAAGTATGGATGACTATATTAAGAAATTTAAACAGGAAAAACAAGAAAAATATGATAAAGATTGGCATCAAAAAGTAAGACGCAAACAACAGGTCTGTAAAGCGTTTTTATCGCAACTCATTAGTTTAGATCATGATGAAACTTTATTTAGGTCAATATACGATAAACATTTTTCACAAATTATCTTAGAATATATAGATAGGAACGAGTTTAGAACTATTCACAACAAAGCACGTTCTTTAGCTATTGCTGAATTAGAGAAAATAACATGACACCAAAACAAAGCCGTAAATCAGAACTTAAGCTTAATAAGCTTAGAGAAAACAAGCTTGAAGAGTTAGCAAAAAAACTAGATTTTGATATTAAGGGTTACGATCATATTGTTCAATATGCAGATAACAATACTGCAAGTCTTCGTAGTGATTGGGTAGATGAAAATATTAGGACTATTATTATGAAACATAACTACAACGTAAATAAGGTTGCAAAAATGTTAATTAGAGATTTTACTGATAAAGAACAGGAGGCAGCCGAAAATGCAATCGCAGAATTTTAGAGATAAAGAATTACTGGCAATGACACCAAATATGGAAGGTGTTACAAGACCAGAAAAAGATAAAAAAACTAAAAAATTTACTTTTATTGTTAAAGGAATTGGAATAGGAACTGCACCAATGAAAATATCAACACAAGCAGAAACACAGGCTAAAGCTGTTAAATATATTAAGGCTAGATGGAAAGATTGTAGTTACGAATTGATATAAAAATCATAAAAAAATCTTGTATGTCACACATTTAGTCTCCAAAGGTAATTTTGGAGTTCAGCCCATATATTATGGTCTTACATATAAATTTCAAGGGTGGTTTTATGACGGAAAAGTTGTCTATTTCAGCAGAACATTTGAGACACGATCAGAAGCGCAAGCAGCAGCAGAGAGACTTAGGACAGATCGTATGTTGCGGTAATCATGTATTTAGGGTTATAAATGGTAGAAGATACTGGTTAAGTCCTCCACCTGATGATTACGAGGTGTAAATTAAAAAATGGCTTCTCTTAGATATCATGCTGGTCGCATGGTTCTATACGAAGAAGAGCCTACAGTATGGCGAGTAAAGATAAAAACTAAAACAGGAAAATTAAATTTACCATTACAAGCTAAAGAATTAGAATCTGCGCTTATTGAGGCTGAATATTTATATGCAGATGCTAGATGTATAAGTAGAAATCATCCTCTATGTATAGATTGCATCCATCACCTAGTTATCAAAGCAGAATGTGGACTTGGTATGCCAGAAGGCAAAGCTAGTGGAGGGGTTTGGGCAAAGGATTGCGCTTACTTTTGGGAGAAGGAGATTTAGAATCTAATTTATCTATATGATCGCCAGCTTGATTTATTATTTTTACTAATCTAAAATTTTCTTTTGCAAAAGCACTTATAAGATCTGGAATATCGTTAGGATCAAGAGTTTCTATAATATGACGTAAAAATACTTCAACTTGTAATTCCTCTTCTAATGTAACGTCAGCCAAAACCCAAGGATCAACTTTGCGCCTTTTTTTTGCTTGTTTGTTGAACCAGTTTGACCAAGGCATTACAAGTTTCATTACAAGTCCCTCCAACCACACACTAGCGTACTGGTCTAATAAGGCAACAAAGCTATACTTAGCTTAGTTACAACTACACACTATGCCCGGCCATTACGGAACTGGAATGAAAAAGAAAAAAAAGAAAAAAGGCGGTAAGAAGTAATTTATCTGCCCGGAAACAAAGCTTTTTCTAACATATCGCAAAGGCGATCATCTACTGTGTTATCACTTTTTTTAACCATAACTCGTACTATATCAAGTGCGAGTTTTTTTATGGCAGATCCACGAAGAAAGGCAAATAAGATTGGTTCAATAATTTTTAGCATTGTTTTATTTAAATTGCTAAATTAATATTAGCTCCTACCTCGCACTATGAGCTATAGCCTCTTCTACTGGTCATAACGGAAGAGGCTATCTTCTTGGCTTAATTTCTGCAACAGCAAGCTCTACTTCTTTTAACCTATGAAATACCTCTTTCATGTCATCGTGCATATCGTCTATTTTTGTTGTTAATAATTCTATAGCTGTTGTATTTCGCACAAGATCATCTCTTGATTGCCTACCTCTATAAGATATTGATCCCACAGATACAAAACAAGCTGTCATCATAGCTCCACCTACTGCTGCTATTACTTCAACCACTTTACGAGTCCTCAATATATGTCTATTATGACAGAAAAGGCTTATGACAGTTAAGAAACCTAAGAATCTTTTGCAAAAAATTAAGGAAAAGATTGACGACAAAGAAGAACAATTTGAGTATATCTCAATAGCAGTCAGGCTTTTGGTAGTTTTTTGGAGTGGCCTTCTTGTTACAAGCAACTATTTACCTAAGATCCCCGGTCTTACTACTGGAGAAAAACAAGACATCACATTTCCGGCCAGTTTGTTAGCAACGGCACTTTCCAGCTTCGGTTTAGAGCAAGCTAAGAAGGGTAGTAAAAAAGACGACAAAGTTGCACAAAACGAAGGTATGGTTCAGACTATAAGGGTAATAACACCTATCAAAATAGAAGGTGCTGAAGTAATCGACCCCAAACCTAAAAAATGAAAAGACTCTTACCATTTTTGTTTCTTGTGTCAGCACCAGCTTATGCAGATCTTTCTCATAGTATTACTAGCTCTACAAAATTAACAGTAGGCGGTGCAAGCACTACTGCTGATCGTATAGGATCTAGCTACTCTATTAGCGGTACAGGAGTTGATACGACACATGGTTCTGGTGATAATGCTGTAGCTAATGGAATTGGCGCACTTGTAATCAGTAGCGGTGTAGGTACACCTCCTGATCTTACAGTTACCCAAGACGTACCGGCCAATAGTTTTAGTTTTAGCCAATCATTTACTCAGGCAGATGCAATTGCAGGGTCAGCAGTAACAACAGGTGCTGCTGCTAATTTTTCTGACATAACGTCTATAGCTGGAGGAACTGCTGGTACTTTGGCTGGTACAATCACTTCTGCTGGAGCAGTTACACTTACTGCTGGAGGACATAATACTGAAGCACTTGGTCAAATAACCTCTGTATTATTAGTTGATTAACTAAAGCTATGTATAGCTATGCAATTCTGCTAAGTCTTTTTAGCGCACCTGTATATGCTCAAAGTGTAATTCCTAATTTTAATCAAGGTGTGCTTACTCAAAGATCAGAAACAAAAAGTACTGTGGTTGAGGACATAAAAAGTTTTGACATACGCAATGGGTATCAACTAACGGTAGGGGGTGAAAACGTAAAAAGCTCTACTGGTAATGTAGCTCCTGATGGTTGGACAAAATTAAATACAACAATACAAGGGACAGGCACTACTTATGTATCGCCTAATTTAGATAACAAGCCTACTTTTAGCATTGTTAATGAAGGCGAGAGTTTTCAATATTATGAAACGCTAGAATCTCCCGGTATCACTAACTATACTCATATTCTTCGGACTACTCAAATAGAAAATATTACTGATACAACAAGTACGTTTAGTCAATGAAGAAATATTTATGTTTGCTCCTTTTACTTAATAATCCTGTCTTTGCAAATTCTGTCAATACAACCAGCAATTCGTCCGGAAGCGTTGTTAATCAAGCCGTACAAGTAGTACCTTCTAGAAATTTTAATTATCAGATGAACACTATTCAATGTCAGGGCGCAACTTTAAATATCTCACCATTTGTTTCTACAACGTATGGATTTGCCACCCCATACGAAGAAACATTTAACAGGCCAGTATATTCAAGACGTGATACTGAAGGTGATTTTGATGATGAGCTACAACCTATAGGAGATGGAGATGTAGATGAAGGTTATAGAGGAGAAATATTATATTTTGAACAAGTAAGAACTGGACAAAAACAATCTAATGTATCTATAAATGGAGGTATTACTGCGACATTCAGTATTCCATTAGATAGAGAACCTATAAGGCAATGTCGTGAGGCAATGAAAAAACAAAACGAATTATATGAAGCATCACTAGCAGCAAAACGATTAAATTTTGAAATGAGTAGAGCAAAAACTTGTGTAGATAATTACAAGAATGGAATTAGGTTTAAAGAAGGCACTCCAATGGCAAAATTATGCGAAGACATAGAAATGTTGGAGTTTGAGTCACATACGCATAAAATTGAGAAAAAGCCATAAAAATGCCCCTTCAGAATCGCCTGTAAGGGGCTTGTAAAAAAGTCTGCTTATGTTTATACCTTGTTAATCTTACTTTTCATAGGTTTTTTGCCAGAAAACTTTGTACCTTTTTTACCTATAGCTTTTTTTACTTTACCTATAACTTGCTTAAATAAAGGTTTTAGTACTCTGTTTAGTATTGGTGTAAGAGTTGCTGCGGTTGTTGCTACAACTGTTATCGCAAATGTTGTAGATACGGTATTAAGACTTGGAAGATATTTTTCGATTGTTGTTGTAGCTTCATACTGAACAACACATTCTTTAGTCTCTTCTATATATTTAAACCCAACAACTTTTTCTGTTCCTTTTGCATTTAAATCTCCTATCCTTGGATTATTTTTTTTTGGATCTGGACATGGTGGCTCTTTGTCTACTTTAGGAACTTCTGGTTCTTTGGTATCTGTTTTTTGTGGTTCTACATTTGTTGGAGGTTTTTGTTCTTCTACAAGAAGAATTTTCTTTTTGTCATATTGCAATGGCACATAATATGGTAAAGGGCATACTAATTTATTACCACTCGGATCGTCTACAAATAACTGACTATTTTTTGTACCATCATTTCTAAGCGTTACACAAGGCATTGTTAATGCCGGTGGGAGTGTTTTAGTTATATAAGGTGTACTAGGTAATGATTGTTCTACAGGAATATTTATTATTGGTATGCGTGGTATTGCTGTATTAGGTATTTGATTAATCGTAGGCATTTCTTGGCAAATAAACCTCTACTAAACTGAAGCATTTTGGGCAAGATAGATTTGTGACCATAGAATACTGCGTGTCTTCCTCAGTGTCGTGATCCCCACCCCAAATTAATTCAGTTTTACAATGCCAACAATTCATTAAAACTTTGGAAGTTTAGTAGTTGGCAATGATGGGCCTGTCATTTTTGGAAGAGCATCATCAAGAGCTTTAGGCATCATGTCTCCAACGCCTCCAAGAACTTTGTCCATCATTTTTTTTTGGAAATCTTCTGATGTTACATACTTGTATGTAAAGAATCCACCGCCTAAAATACCTAGCACTAAAACAGCAGATAAGATTGAAAGATAGTTACAAATTTTTTGAAACATGAAAATATTATCAATGTCTACAACAATTATAACTCTGACAATAATTCTTGCATTAGCACCACTTTATGTAA